AGATCCATCGACAGCGTCATGATCCCCTCCCAGGCGCTCGCGCCGCTCAATGCCGATCAGCGCTCCGCTTGAGATATGGGAATCCTTCCCGCTTTATTGAATCGCCCTGCTCGGACGACGCTCTAAGGCGCAAGCCGCGTCGAGAATGGCGCGCTCGACGTCCGCCTCTCTGCCATCTTTCGATACCGCGTTTGTGGCGGCAGCGCGCGCCATACGCTCGAGTTCGATCATGGCGTCGTGATTATGCGCCTCGGTAGCGAATAGCCGTTCTAGCGCCGTTGCTGCGAACGGCGACAGGCGCTCGCGCACTGCGGCTTCGAAGTTGTCGAGAAACTGTGCGTGCGCGTTATTCAATTCGCCGAACACGTCTTGCATGGTGTCGCGTTCCTTTCGTGGTTCGATCGGCGGCGAGCATATCGGCTGCGACCTCACAGTCAAGCTTTAGGTTGTAATGTCAATAGGTTGCAACTCATGACAAACGCGACGCCAAAAGAGCCCCGCCACGGCGCGCGCCGTAACGGGGCCAAGTTCTCGAATGTCGCTATCTCGTTTATGCCACTGAGCGCACGCAATGCCGCGCGTAGGCCGCGCTTAGGGCGATCGGCCCGAGGCGCTTCGCAAGCTCTGCGAACGGAACGCGCCGCAGCGCGGCAGATACGACGGCCGGACGATAGAACGTCGGACGCCGCAGCATGTCCGCCACTACGTCGACGTGCATGGTCTCGGGAATGCTCTCGTCGAAAAGCGTTGCCAGTTGCTCGGGCGTCTCGGCCTTCCCACAAACCGCGAGCGCCGGTAGCAGATAATACGGTAGCTCGGTTATTTCGGGCTCGCCGTTGGCAAGAATGCGCGCGAGTTCGCCCTTTGCAGCGGAATTGCCTTTGGGCTTTCGACCAAACATCTGCATGTCGTTTCCTTACGGTGCTTTGAGGCCGAGCTTCACAAGGCCGTAATAGTTCCGCGAGACGCCGTCGGGCCGAGCGTATTTGACCTCGAAAAGCTCGTCGGTCGCGTAGCGATAAAACTGGTCGCCGTGATTGATCGCCACTGGCAAACTGCGATGCGCGATTGAAACGCACGGCGACGAGCTTTCGACGGCGATCATCTTGTGTCCATGATCGTCGTATGTGTTTCGGAAGGCGTCATACGGCGGGTCGTCAAAGATCGCGACGACGTCGAAAGCTTGATCCATGAGCGGGAGCGCTTGTCGGTTCACTCTGGATTGCGTCGGTATGACCTTGAAGCGTTCCCCGAACTGTTCATCTTGATCGGCTTCCGCGGCGTTCATGGCTTCCCGCCATGTGGTGCGGTTGAAAGCGTTTGTCACTGCGGCGGCCTACCTGCGAACATTGACGACGGGAGAGTGTGAGCGCCGCCGTGCGGCGGCGACGCGCCCGACGTGCCTTGCATCGTGCGACCGACATTCGGTGACGGCGCGTTCAAGCCGGACATTGTGTAGCCGACATTTGCCACAGTGCCGGAAAGCTCCATGATCGCGCGTTGCATTCCCGAGACGGTCGTTTGAAACCACGGGGAAGGCGTCACGCTTATGTCGCCCTTGATCGTTCCCTCGCCCGTAACTGTGCCGGTCACGTTTGCTTCGATCTTCGCGGGTCCGCCCTCGCCGAACCATGAACGCCCGAAACTCGGATGGCCCGCGCCGATAGGATCAATTCCCATAGCGTGAAGCGCTGCGGTCAATTGACCTCGATGCAACGTCGTCGGCGGCGAGGTCGAGCCGGGCGGCGGCGTGATATCGAAGCCGAAATGAGGCCCGTGTCCGATCGTCGCAAGTCGCGCGTCGTCGCCCGTTGGCGTGCGAAACAAGCCGCCCTTCGCCGCCATGCCTTCGTCGGCGCTCCACCAGTGTTTCAATTCCTCCAAACGCTTTTTGAACTCGGCTTCTATGCCCGCGCCGACGCGCTTCTTTCCGTCCGGCCCTGTTTCTTGGTTGTCGTCGAGATAGCCGAAATAAGAGCCGACGAGCGCGACAGCGCCAGCGACGCCGGTTAGAACCTTGGCAAGTCGCAAAGCTCCGGCGGCGGCGCTCGAAAGACCAGCGACGAGCCCACCTTCCGCAGCGGCTTCACCCATGGGCGCGAACTTGCCGACAGCCTCGGCCGCCGCTTCCATCGGACCCGCGAGCTTGCGCGCGGCGTCGTTTACCGTCTTCAGGAACTTTACCGTCGACGCGACGCCGTAGGCCCCGCCGAGCACCGCGGCCGCCGCGCCAATGCCGCCGATTGCCTTCATATGTTCGGGCGAAATAGCGCCGACCGACGAAGCGAGCCTCGTCGATAGATCGGCGAGCGACTTCAAAACGTCCGAGTTCGCCTCGACGAATTTATTCGCGGCGTCTTCATAGCTCGCCTTCATACGATCGATTGCGGCGGCGAGCCCTTTCTGCCTTTCCTCGGCGATACGATCGGTAGTGCCGCGCTCTTGAACCTCTTTGAAATAGTCGTGATACTTCTCGAGTTGCTGCAACATGCTCGCGATTTTCGAGCCTTGCTTGACGCCGAGTAGCATCATGCCTTGCTGAGCGGTCATCTTGCCGCCCATGAGTTCGTCTAAAACCTTCGCGCCGTCGACGTGATCTTGTGAAGCCTTCCACGCGTAGCCTGCCGTAGTTCCGAGCTTCGCCCTATCGCCGGCTCTCTGGCTGCCGTGCTGTGCTTCGTAAGCCGCAATAACCTGTTTCGCGAACTCGGCTTGCGTCCTTATCGCGCCGCCATCGAACGCCTTTTGAATATCGCTCAAGCGTTCGGCGTTGAGGCCGCCGCCGAACTTCTCTTGAAGCGCGACGTTCAACCCTTCGCCGCTGAACTTCCCGCGCGTCACGTAGCCGTTGAAATCGAGACCGGCGGCGGCGAAGGCTGCTCGACCTTCGGCCGTTGGCATCATGAGGCGCGCGCCGAGGGCTCGCTCAAAGACGCCGATTTCGGCCCCTTGGAACTGTTCGCGCTTCAAAACCATCGCCATGGCGAAGGCTTGTTCGGGCGTAGCGCCAGCGGCGCGCATTGCGGCAGCGCCGTATTTGTTCATTTCCTCGACGTCTTGAACCGACATTGCGCCTTTCTTTTGCGCGTTTGTCGCCAAGTCGAGATAGCGCGGGACGATCGCGTTTACAGCTTTCGCGTTTTCGACATGCTCGCCAAAGCCGAAAACAATCGACTCCAACGTCTTCGCCGCCTGCGCGACGTCGACGCCCCATGCCTTCGCAGCCTTCTCCGCTTGCACCATGAATGCGGACGTCGTTTCCGCGTCCATATGGCGCTTCACAAATTCGCCTTGCGCGTGCGCGGTCGCGTCGGGAAGCTCGCCGTAAAGACGAGCGAACGCCGATTGCTGCTCTTTGAGCTTCGCCATATCCGCGGCGCTGAAATTGCCCGCGGCTTGATTGACGATGTTCGTTCGTTCGAGCGGCAGATAGTTGTGAATCGCCTCGGCCGCAATGTGCGGAAACTTCAACGCCGCATAGGCGGCGGCGGACTTAGACAGGTCTTTGAACGCGCTCGACAGTCGCGAGACCATAGACAATTGATGGTTTAGCGCGCCGTCGCTGGCGCGCAAATGTTTGGAGATATCGGCCGCCGCTCCGGCCTTCTCCAATTCTCGCGCCATGTTCTCGGCGGTCTTCGCCATGGCTTTGAGAACGGCCGAGGCTTTATCCTCGGCCGTGATGATCGCCTTTACCTGAACGTCACCCATTCGCGTAGTCTCTTTCGCAAGAGAAGCGCCGGGCTATGCGTCCCGGCGCTCCTTAAGGAAGCTCAACAGTTGTGAAACCCAGTGATGCAATTCGGTCATGTCCATTTCGTCGACTTCACGCGGCGACGTGTGAAAATCGACTATCAGCCATGAGCCGGCTTTCATCACTTCTCGGTAGGGTTTTCCCCGCCGACTCCCATGATGAGGTTGACCAGCGCCATGCGCGCGGCGAGATAGTCCTTCGCCGTCACCTCGTCGAACAATATCGGATCGATACCCGTGCATTCCGACAGGAAACCGCCGATCGCCTTGTCATTGAAATCGAAGACGACGGAGCCGTCTTTCATGCGCGCCTTGAAGGGCTCCCCGTGTTTGCGGAACTGCGCATATTTCGGCTCGCGGATCGTGAGCGATTTCGTCTCGCCGCCGTGAGTGATGATCGGGGTCGATAGCGGAACGGTAACTTCGGCCATGTGTGTTTTTCCTTGTCTATGTGTGATTAGGCGTTGCCGCGCAACGCTTCCAGGTCCGCGCCAGCCTTGCGCAAGGCGTCGATTATCCCGATGCGCGGATTTTGGGATTTCATCGAAAGCGCGTAAGCGAGCTTTCGTCTTTCCTCGGCTGCCGATCGCCGTCGAGTGTCGGACAGTCGGCCGTTTGCCGCGTTCGTTTCGAGCGCGACGATGCGCAACTCGACGCGACGAGTCATGATCCGGTCACGTTCGCGAAGCTCGGCGGCGCTCGGTTGCGGCGCGACTGGTCGCGTTTCGATCTGAAGCGAGCCGAGCATTGCCCTCGCCCTGTGAAGGGGAAGCGACTTCGCGTCGTAAACCTCGGCGATCGTCGCGGCCGCCTTGCGCCGCTCGCGAGCCTCGGGAAGCGCCAAAACGGCGGCCCGGTAGGACTGCCGCTCGGCCTCGGCGGACGCCGCTCTGTGCGCCGCTCTATCGATCGGCGAGGGCTCGACGGCGGCAGGCTCGGGCGAAGGAAACGGCTTCGATCGTTCCGTAATGGTGAAGCCGCGGCGCTCGGCGGCCGCACGCGTCACGATCTCGCCCGAGGGCATTTGAACGTCTTCGCCATACGCCTCGGCGAACAGCTTGATACGTGCCATCGTCGAGCCCTCAATAGCCGTAGCCGTAGAGCGGCCGACGATAGCCGCCGGCTCGAATAGCGCGGCCTTGTCCGGCTAGGCCCCCGTTTGTGCATATCGTTTCGAGCCGGCGGATTTCGTCGCGCAAGAGCTTCGCGTCTCCGCGGTTCCATTCCGTCTCGCGGTCTTTGTGGCGGACCTTCGAAACGCTTTGGCCCGACAGCAATTGGTAGTAGGCCGCGCGCAACGTCGGTAGGACGCTGCAATCATCGCCGTAGGCTTGCGCCTGGGGGAGAGGATAGCCGCCTTGCTTCATGGGCGGCCGCGCGAAGCGAGGGTGATAGTAGGACATGGATCGATTATCCTTCACTGTCCGAGGGCGAGCGCGCCATCAAAGCCGTGGCGAAGGAAACCCGCGGGGGGCGGTTCGCGACGATACGGTCCCGAGTGGCGAGGAATTGGTTGAGTAGTGCGCGCTTGGCGCGAAGGTTCGCTAGCCGCCCTTCGCGCTCGGCAATGAACTCCTCGAATATTCCGCGCTCGACGACAAACTCTGCGAGTAGTTCCAACTCCGTGGCGAGCGAGTCGATGTGCGTCTCTGCATCTTCGGCCGAGCGGCGTTTCTGCGCCATCACCGCGCGAGTATCGAACGGATGCTGCAAGCCGTGCTTCGCGAGTAGGTCGCGCTCGGCGGCAAGCGCTTCGACATGCGCCTGTAGGTCTTTGCCTTCCTCGCCGATGATCTCGGCGAAGGTAGCGAGGCCGGTTTTGATTTTGTTCAGTTGAGCTTCCGTGTCGTTGTTGAAGGTATTGGACATGGTTCGATTATCCTTCGTTCAGAGGGCGAGCGCTTCGTCGGCCGAAAGACCTTCGGGCTCGTATGGTTCGAGGACGACGAGATTCGCTTTCGCCGATCGGCGGCGCGTCTTCGGCTTCGCCGGCTGCGGCTCGGGCTTCGTCTTCGTCGGCTTCGTCGGCTGCGGTTCGTCCTCGACGTCCTCGGCCGAGAGACGTTTTTGGGTCGTCGTCTGGCCAACATAGAACGGCTGGTTTAGGCCATGCTTCGCAAGTAGGTCGCGCTCGGCGACAAGCGCCTCGATGTGCGTTTCCAGGTCTTTGCCTTCCTCGCCGATGATCTCGGCGAAAGTCGCTAGACCGTTCTCCATTCGCATGAGTTGCGCTTCCGCAGATTTTTTCGGGTCGGGCTGAATCATGCCCTTCCCGAGGAACTTCGCGCCGCAATATGCTTTCTTCGTCTCACGAGAGAACGGCGGCGCGTTCGGCGGCAGTTCGATCAATTCCCGCTCTATGGCTTCCTCGACGAAAGCCTCGTAGGCCGCGCGGTAAAGATGCTCGCAAATGTTCTTGCGTCGCACGAGATTGATTTCGTGCGGCAGGCCGGCGGCCCAACGTGAAGCCGAGAACGACGTTTGGCTGAAGTCGCCGGACACGTCCTCGACCGACGAGCCTGCGGCCTTCGCCGCCTTGCGAACAAGCGAACGATCGAAACTATCGAAGGTGTTATTCGGCGTTTCGCTCTTGTGAAAGTGCAGCTTGTCGCCGGGCGCAAGATGATTGATCGTTCCGGGTTGCGGCGTGATCTTCGCCTTGCCGTAAATCTGTTCGCGCATGGCGAGCCAATTCTCTGTGTGGCCCGCAACGTCGTTCACTTGCAAACCGTCGAGCGCTTGCGCGGTCGGAAGGTTGCTTTCGACGCTGATCGCAAAACTGTTATCGAGAAAGGCTTTCCCGAGAACAAACTCGCCGAGCGTTTCGCGTTCGTGCGCGGGCGTGAGCGCAGAGACCAGCGGCGACAATCCTCGGACCTGTTGAGGATCGATAAATTGATAGGTATGGAGAACCTTGATTCGCCCCCAAGAACTCCGCGCTGGAACATACTTCGCCGCCGGCGCGTTCGCGCGGGAGCCGAGCGGCACATCATGAAGCATGTAGCCGACAATACGTCCCGCTTGTGTCGTGCAAACGCCGTAAGAGACGTTCAGATTATACGCATCATGCCGCTTAAGCGTTCGGTCCAACTGTGTCGGGTCCAAAAGCTTCAACTTTGTTTTGTATTTCGTCTCTCCAAAATCCTCCCATTCGAAGACCGTGACAGCTTCGCCCGAATGAATAGCGGAAAGAAAATGCGCGTTTGCGATCTGAGACAGCGGAAAGCGCCCCGTCCAGTCGCATTCGAGAGGATCATCCGCCCATTCCGAGAACGCGCTTTCTAGCGCCTTCGACAGCTCGCGACCTTGCTCGGGCGTGATACCGAGCGCTTTCGCGTTCGGCTTTGCCGTCAGGGTTAAACCCTGGCCAAGCGCCTGCGTCGAGAGGTTGAGGGTAAGCGCAGCGATTACCGGATTGCTCGTCGACAAGGCTGTAGCGACGGCCGCGGCCGGTCCTTGCTCGCGAGCCGTGCGGCCGCCGAGCAGGTTGTAATAGACAGGACCGTAAGCGCCGAAACCGAACGCGCCGCCGCCATACGCCGAGCGCGCCCAAGATAGCCTTTCCTCGGTTCCATTCGTCGCGCGTTGGAACGGCGCGGGAGCGCCGAACCGATTGGCGCGGCCGTAATGGTAATCGTCATCGTCGTATTCGAGCGACGCCGAGGGCTGCATAGCGTTGGCGGTCGTCGCGGCGGTGCGATGGCCCCCAAAGGACGCCGAGGGCTGCAATGCGGCGGCAGTCTCAACGGCGGCCGTTGCGGCGCTCGGCGCGATCGTCGCCGTTTGGCCCTGGTGCTTGGTTATGCGGCCGCTGGTTGCGGCGCGATCGACGCGCTCGGCGGCGGCCCGCGGCGTCTTCGGCGCGCGAGTGGTTGCTTTTGCCATGTGGAGAGTTCCTTACCGGCGGACGTGCGGAGCGCCGCGAGAATCGAGATACGAGCCGAAGTCGGAAAGCGTCTCGCCGAGCGTCGCAATCCCGTCGACAAAGCCGTTTTCGAGCGCGTCACACGGACCGTAGACCGCGGCCTCGGTAGCTTTGACCTCGTCGGGCGTCATGTCGCGACCTTCCGCAACGGCCTCGGCGAAAGCGTCGTATATCTCGTCGAGTTCGGATTGAATGCGGGCGCGCACTTCGTCGGGAAGCGGCTCGTAAGCGTTTCCGTCGACCTTGTGGCGTCCGGCATGAATGAACGTCGAGACGACGCCGCGCTTTTCCATCGCCTGCGAAACGTCTTGATGTAGGACAACCACGCCAATGCTTCCGACGCGCGCGTTCGGCGTTGCGATAATGCGCGGCGTCGAGCTTGCCAGCCAAAAGGCGGCCGATGCGCAAAGCGAGTTCGCAATAGACCATATCGGTTTTTCGTCCGCGAAGTCGCGAAGGGCGGCCGCCGTCTCGGCTATGCCGGACACTTCCCCGCCGGGCGAGTCGAAGTCGAGCAAAACGCCGCGAATGTTGTTGTTCACGACGAGTTCGGCAAGTTGGTTTTGTAGGCCCGTGTAGCCAATGCCGCCGCTTTCTGCGTCAAAGTCGCCACGATGGCGCAAGCCGCCGACGATCGGCACAACAGCAATCCCGCGCGCCTTGTCGACCATGATCGAACGGCGCGGCCTCTTGTAGGCGTCGAGCGCCGCCTGCGGCGCAAGGGGCTCGACGTTGAGCCGATCGGCGATTGCGGTCGCAACCACGCCTGCATAATCGGCGGTTGCTAACAGCGGCGTATTGAACAGCCGGCCGGCTATGTGGTGAAGCAACATGGTTGCGACCTTTCGTCTTATCGAACCGCGAAGCGGTTGCCGGCTTTGGCTTCGGACTTGAAGCCGTTGGCGCGGTTCACATTGCCGGCGGCGGCGGCGATCTCGGCGCGGCGACGCTCCTTAGCGTCCGGCGCGGGATTGGAACCGAGCGGCGAATTGACGCCGGTGTGGCCCTCGGCCGACATGCGGCGATCGAAGTCACGGGCGGTTTCGGACGGCGCGTCGCCGAGAATGTCGACGGCCATCTCGGCGCTCATGTCGGTATGAAGCGCCAGCTTCAAAGCCTGCTTCGGATGCGCTCGGCCTTCGTCGCTTTCGAGAATGGCGGCGATGCGAGCGCGCTCGGCCACGATGGTTTCATTGCTCATGTTGTGTGCTTTCCTATGTCTGTTTGTAGAGGTTTTGCAGCCTCTCGCCCGGCGAGAGTTGCTGCGGTTCTTGCGGCCGTGCGCCGATCGGCGGCAGAGCCGGAAGCGGTTTTGTCTTCGTCGCGAGAGCGATGTTGTAGACAAGGCAATCGAGCGGTTCGTTATGCTTGACGCCTTCCTTGCGAACCCACTTCGCTTTCGCGCGACCTTTGACAAATTCGACTCGGTATTCTTCGGACGCGACGCCTTCGAAATACGACGCTTCAAGCGACGCGTTGAAGTGAATGCGTCCAGCCTCGCCCTTCGGTTTCGAGACGCGGCGCATGACGTTATGTTTCACGCCGTCGACGCCGATAAGCCAAAGATCGGTGAGCTTCTTTAGGCCGTTCGGGCTTCGCCATATTGTCGGGTAGCCGTTGCGGCCGTCTTCGCTTCGATCGCCAACGCCTTTAATCGCAACGCATATGTGGCTTTTTTGCTTCTGCGAATTGACGAAGTTTGCGACGTCGGTTGCGTGGTGGCCGCCGGAGTCGACGCAAGAGGCGGATATCGGAAGGCGCGAGCCGTCCTTACGTTTGAAGGTTGCGGCGAGCAACGCGTCGGCTTCACGCCATACCGCCAACTCGCCGGGCGAGCCTGTGAAGACATGATGTTGCAATACCCACGCTTCGCCCTCGCCGCCGTGTCCGACGATCGTCGCCTCTAGGCGATCGTCCTGTGTATCGATCGCGCATGTTATGAAGCGGATCGGCGGCGGCAGGAACTCGCCGAATGGTTCCGCGGCGTCTTCGATCGCCGAGGACTCGACCGTCACGTTATCGCCGAAATCATACGGCTCAGCGAGAAACGTGTTATAAAACGACTTCACTTCCTCGAGTTTACCTTCGCCCTCTTCATACTTTCGCGCAATTTTCTCCAACGTCTCAAATTTACTGATTAGCGAGGTCGCGTGAAACGATCGAATGTTAGGCTCGGCCGACTCATTCGTCACATGCCACGCGCCGAGTTCGATCGCATGTTGTCGCTCGGCCTCGGACATGGCGTGTCCACAATGGACGCATTCGAGCTTCGCCTTTTCCGGCTCGCCCTTCGGCCATTTGAGATTCGGAAAGCGCGGATAATCGAGGACGCCGCATTCCGGGCATGGAATGTGAAAGCGCTCCATTGTGCCGCGACGGAACCATTGGTCTATACGGCTCGTCTTTTTGAGCGTCGGCGTTGAGGCCATTGCGATTTTGCGATTGCGGAACGTCGCTGTTCGGCGCATTGCCAGCGCCAGCGGGTCGCCCTCTTGCCGAACGCTCGAGGGATATCCGTCGATCTCGTCAGCGAACAAGTAGCGTATCGGCAATGCGCGAAGGTCTTCAGGTTTCTGGGATGACGCTGTGACGACGAAGCCGCCGGGGAAACTTTTATGCGTGTTCGAGTCGCCGCCGTTTGTATTCGCGCCTAGGCCGATAAGATGCTTGATCGTCGGCGCGGCGTTTATCAGCGGGTCGAAACGGGTCTTGACATACTGCTTAACCTTGCCTTCGGTCGGTTGAAGCAACATGGTTGCGCCTGGATCGTTTTCGATCATGTAGAGAAGCGCGGCTTCGAGCGCGGAACTCTTTCCGGTTTGCGCACCCATTTCGAAGACCAAAATTTCCGCGTCTTCGTCTTCGAAAGCTTCGATCAATCCCGCCTGATATCGCGTCGGAACGAAAGGCCCCGGCTCGGCCATGACGTCAGGAAGCCGGATGTTTGCTTTGCACCATTCGACAATCGGCGGCCGCGGCGGCGGACGAAGCGCGGCGAGCGCGCTAGTCCACAATCGATAGTCATACATCGTCATGTTAGCGGGTCTTCGTCGGCTTTATCGGCGAGCTTGTGGAGCGTGCGCTTAATCTCGTCGTCGAGCAGTTTGCGGATTGCGCGCTCGTCTTTCATCTCGACGAGCAACGGCGCGAGCTTGCGCGGCAGGCCGAGCAACGCTTGTCGGATATCCGTCGAGACCTGAAGAAATGTCGCCTCGACCTCGTCGCGAGAGACGAGCAAGCCGGCGAGCTTTCCATTTTTGAGCTTCAACGCTCGGGCTTGCTCGGCGGCATAGTCGCGCTTCGATCGCGCCAGTTCGTTCGCAACGTCGACATGTATAGGCGCGTGCCTTATGCCCGCCGCCTGCCCGGCGACTGCCGCGGGGCGCTTCGTCGCGGCGAGCGCATCTTTCGCTTGCTCTTTCGGAAAACGGCCCTCGTCGTCGGACTCTATGCCGGCTCGCGATAGAACTTCGGCGGCCCGGCTCGGCCTCATACCTTCCCCCGCGGCGAGTGCGCGTAGGCTTATGCGCTCCTCGTTTCGCATTGATTTTCCTAGTGTTTGCGGGGGTTTTTCGGTTTGCGGCCCATGGCGAACAAATGACTTTTTTCCTAAAAATGCAAAAAAGTCGCGGCAGCGGACCTCACAGGGTTGCGCTAGATCGCGCGGAGGACCCGTAAACGTATGTTATTGCTTGCTATTGTGCGGCCGCTCGACGTAGACCCATCACTTTCGACCACGCGGACCAAAGTCCTATTCATACCCGCGAGGTATGATTTGCATGTGCCGGGCGCGCGCGGCTCGCCTGCGCTGTTTCGCGTCGAGCGCTATAGGCATAGCGAGACGCCGCGTTGAGCGAATGTGCGCGCCCGCCTGCCCGCCTGCGTCGAGCTTCAATCGTCCGGGGTATTGTCCGGCTGGACGTGTCCGCCGTCGATGGCGACTTGAACGCCTTCCGGCAAGGTCGCCGCGAGATTTGCGTTTGCGGTCTTCTCCCACTCGCGCCGCGCCGCGCCATCGCTTTGTTTCATCGTGGCGAGTGTCGACATGCCGTAAATCGCCTTAACATCCTTGCGGCCGCGGCCGTAGCGCACCATCAAAGCGCGGCCGCCATTCGCCGCCAACGTGAAGACTTTCGGAAGCGAGAGATTCGTCGAGCCGCCTTGCGTCAAGCGATACGTCCCGCTCGACATATCGAAGCGGCCCTTATTCCATGCGACGACGGGCGTAAAATTGCCGAACCGGAACGCCGAGAACGCTTTGCGTTTGATCGTCCAAACCGCTTGAAGATTGCCGGGGCGCGTCGTCTTCACAGGCGGAACGAAAGGCCGAATGTCGGCCGGCTTTACGCCCATGTCGGCCGCCATTTTCTTGACGGCTTCCTTGCGGGCAAGGCGCGCGCTCTTGTCGACGCCGCGGCGAATGGCGTTTTCCGTCTCTTTTGCGCCGCCTTCCATTCGCTCTACGAGTTCGCGAACGTCGAGCTTGATTCTCAGGTCTTCGGACATGTTGCAACCTTGTGATGTTAGGCCATTGGCGGCGAGCGGAGCGCATGGCTTACGCTCTCGGACGCTCGCCGCCGGCCTATGCGCCGCCACGGGAAAGGATAGAAAGCCGCGGGGGCGCAATCTCTCGTTCAGCGCCGCCCGAGCGAGCGCATCGTCTCTTCATTGCGCCGGCCGATCGCTTCGCGCTCGTCGGCCTTCGCCGCGAAGTTGCGAACGAAATCGCCGATCGTCGAGCCTTCGATAGTGCGCCGGTTGCGCGCTTCGATCGCGAAATAGTCCGAGCCGCCATCGTGAGCCTTGCGCAGCGCGGCCGCCGCGTCGGTAGCGCGTGAATATTCGCGCATCGCTTCGAAACTGATTTGCATATTCGAATCTCTCTGTTGTGTGGCGTTCAATCGATCAAGCCGGCTTCGCGAAGGCGTCGTAGTTCGAACGCGGGGAGCTGCACGCCGTCGCCGCTTTGCAATTCAAGAGTCATGCCGCCGAGGCAAACGCCGATACCTTTCGATCGAACAGGCGTCGCGCCGTAAGAAACAAACGTGTCGCTCGAATTATTGTTCACAACGTCGATACCGTTTCCGAGAATTGAGGCGTTTCGCACGACGGAACCGATGAACTCGAATGACGCACTCGCGCTGAGCGCATCTGTCACGGTGACGACGAAACGATAATCCCCGACTGCCTGGGGCGTGCCGCTGATATTGCCGGTTGCGCCGTCGAGCGACAGGCCGAACGGAAGCGCGCCAGCATTGCCGCTATTGAGGGCGGACTCGTTTCCTACGGGAGCGGCGATCGGCGCGGCGGCGAGCGCGTAGACGTAAGGGCCAGTTCCCCCGCTCGCGCCGAGCGCGACGGGAATCAATGCGACATTTTCGGTAAGCGTCCCGAGAGCGGTATGGTTGAGCGTAATTGTCATTCGATTGTCTCTGTTTTGCGCCGATCGGCGCGAGCGTCCTTTAAACGAGCAGCGCGCTCGGAATGCCGGTCCCGGCATTGAGCGACGCGAACAGCGCGACGGCGAGCGCTTGTCCCGCGGCGCGCGTGGCCGACTCGGAGACAGGGGCGTTCGAACTGGTCGCGAGTGTGGTGAGCGTTGCCGGGCCGATCGTTCCGACTTTCGTGGTAGGCCAGCCGGTCCCGAGCTTCGGCCCGTAAAGATTGCCGGTTTCCTCGTCGAGCAAATAATCGCCGTTCGGCTTGGCGGCGCGCGCTTCCGAGCCGAGGTTATCGAACGCGCTGGCGCTGCGGCCGCCGAATGGCTTCGTGACGAGCGTTTGCCAAATGTCTTGATCGCCGGATGCGTTGAATCGGCCGCCGCTATCGACGACGTTGGAGAAAACCAT